CAGGTTGCCGCTGAAGGCCTGGGCGCGGGGCTGGGCACGATTCGCGGGCCTGATGCGTCCATGATCAAAAGCTGGGAAAAACGTATCGAAGCGCTGAACGAGCGCGCGCAGAAAGTTAAAGACCCCAGTGAGCTGGGCGAGGTCAATCGCCAGGGCGAGCGCGACAAACTCGGTCAAACCGCCGCTGGACAGAAGCTGTTACAGGACGCGCAGGCAGCAGCGAAGTTTGCCGATGCCACCCTAGTTGCACAAAAAGCGCAGGACGAACTAGCTCGCAAAGCCAAGGAGGCCGCTGCGGCGTCTGAGCGTCAAGCCAAGCAACTGCAGGACAACTACGACCGCACGCTGCGCAGCCTCACTGAGCAGGTCGATGTTCACGGGCGTAAAACCGAACTGGCGAAGATCGAATTTGAAACCACCAAAGGCACGCTGAAACAGCTCGATCAGGCCAAGAAGGCGGAATTGGAGCGCGCGGCCATTGCCCTTGATCGGCTTAACACCCAGAAGTCCTACAAAGACTTGATGGCCGAAGTGCAAAAGCAGGAAGACAGTGCGCTGGTGACCACCCGCAAGCGCTATGAAGAACTGGCCAAATTACAGCGTCAGGGCGGGTTGTCAGCGGATCAGTATCAGGCGGGGGCGCAGGCAGTCTCCAAAGCGTCGATCACCGAACCGCCAAAATTCAGCGGTCTGGATCCATCGGTCGGCGGCCCTATCGGCGAGATGATCAAGTCGGCCGAAGCCGAGGCAGAACTGAAAGCCTGGCACGAAAAACAGCTGGCCATGCAGGAAGAACTGCTTTCGCAGAAGCTCAGCAGCGAGCAGGAATACCTGGATCGCGTGGCGGAAATCAACAAGATCAACCAGCAGAAAGTTTCAGACATACAGGGCAGCTACAAGGTTGCGATGCTCAGCACCTTCAGCGAGCTGGCCGGCAATGCGGCGGATATGGTGGGCAAGATCGCAGGCGAACAGTCCGGCGCTTACAAGGTGCTGTTCCTGGCGCAGAAGGCGTTTGCGGTCGCATCGATCATCATGAACGCCCAGATTGCAGCGGCTAAAGCGCCGGCTGAAATGACCGTATTTGGCGGGATTCCGATTGGTGCTGCGTTATTGGCGGCTGGCTACGCCAACGCTGGGATGGTCGCCGGCATGACACTGGCCGGCATCGCCCACGACGGTATCGACAACGTACCGCGAGAAGGCACCTGGCTGCTGCAGAAGGGCGAAAGGGTCGTCGATGGTCGCACTAACCGCGATCTCAAACAGTTCCTCAGCCAAACGCCCGAAGCTGCCAACCAGACCGGGACCGCGCCGCAGATCAACATCACAGTCAATGGCGATGGCAGCGGTGGCACGGTCGACTCCGCCCAAGGTTATGAAGCCATGGGGCAGGCGCTGCTGGCCACGGTCCGCGCAGAAATGCCGAAGATCGCGCGCGGGGTGATCGTCAGCGAAAAAGGGCAGAACGGGTTGCTGGATCCGAGCAATCGGCGGGGTTAGCGAAAGCTCAAGTCTTCGATTGCTACTGGCTCGGCGGGTTTACTGATCAAGCCTTTCAGGACGTTGACCGAGCAGTTGCGAGGCAGGAGCGCGAAATTTCCGTTCGGCATCTCGACGAAAGCCACTTCATCTCCCGGCTTCAATCCGAGTGCTGCTGATACCTCTGCTGGAATTGTGATGCGTCCTGCTGAATCAAGGGTCGCGGTAGCCATTCGTTGGCATCTCATGATCGATGGTCCGCTCACCCTAAATCAGTCTCCGAAAAAATCAATATCGTTCCATTACGCAGGGAATCGTAACGATGCCTGAAGTATTCCCTTGGTCGCCCCGAATCAACTCCAGCGGCGACACCCAACCCAATGTGCTCACTTCGCAATTCGGCAACGGCTACAGTCAGCGCTTGCCGGTGGGCATCAACAATCTGGCGGACACTTGGTCAGTCTCGTTTACCGGGACCGAGAAGTATCTCAAGCCCATCCAGGACTTTTTCATCCGGCATAAAGGTGCGAACCATTTTCTGTGGTCGCCGCCCATGGCCGGGCAGGGCGCATTCATCACCACTGGCGGTTGGCAGTTACAGCCCCATGGCGCAAAGAAATTCACCCTGACCACGACCTTTCAACAAGTCTTCAATCCACAGGCCGAACCATGATTACTGCCGATGACCAGAAGCTCGAACCAGGCGCGCTGATCCAGTTGATCGAGCTGAACGGCGAATCACGCGGCATGGGCATCTTGCGCTACCACGCCCATCTGCAAGCGGAACCCATTTATTGGAAAGGCGAACGTTACGAGCCTCGTCCATTTGAAACTGCAGGTTTTGGGCGTGGTATCGAGGGTAATACCTCCACGCCAATGCTCAAAATCAGCAACCTCGACGGCTTGATTACGGCTTTGTGCGTGCAATTCCAGCACCTATGCGGGATTCGTCTGACGGTACGCCAGACCTACGCCAAGTACCTGGACGCCGACAACTTTGCCGGCGGCAATCCGGATGCCTCGACCCAAGAGCGCGTCGACATCTCCTACATCAACCAGCCCACCAGCATCAGCCGCACAGAGGTGACATTCGCGTTGGCCGCCCCGACGGCGATCAAGGGTCAGAAGCTCCCCGGCGGGCAGATCATGAACCGCTGCGAATGGTGCCTGGCTGGCGAGTATCGCGGGCCGGACTGCAACTACACCGGCAACCTGATGTTAGACGCCGATGGCAATCCCGTGGATGACCCCGCGCTCGACCGTTGCGGAGGGCGCGTCAGTGATTGCGAAAAACGTTTTGGCAAGGGCAACCCGTTGTCATTCGGCGGTGCGCCGGGCGCTTCAATGATTTGAGAAAAGCATGAACAAAACCGTGTTGAAACAGATTCGGCAACACGCCGCCGAGCAATACCCCAAGGAGTGTTGCGGGGTGGTCATCCGGGAAAGCGGGCGGCTGCGATACGTGGCCTGCGCCAATGACGCGCTGACCCCCAGCGAGCACTTCATCATCAACCCGCAGGACAAGGCCGAGGCTGAAGATCGCGGCGAGGTGTTGGCCATCGTTCATAGTCATCCGGACGTGCCGGCACAACCGAGCATGGGCGACCGGGTCAGTTGTGAATTGCACGAACTGCCCTGGCTGATCGTCAGTTGGCCATCCGGCGAGTACGTCGAGTTCGAGCCGACCGGGTACCGCGCGCCGCTGCTGGACCGTGAGTTCGCACACGGGTTGCTTGATTGCTATGCGCTATGCCGCGACTTCTACTGGCGCGAATGGGGCTTGCAGATCCCCAACTATCCGCGCCGCGACGGCTGGTGGAAAACCGGTGAGAGCCTCTACGAACGTTATTACCAGGAGGCCGGTTTCTACCCGGTCAGCGAACCGCGTCAGGGCGATATGCTGGTCATGCAGATCGATGCCAAGGCGCCGAATCACGCCGGTATCTTTCTGGACGATGGCTGCCTCGACACTGAACCGGACCTACGCCCGATCAAAGGCAGCTTCATCCACCATCGCTACAACAGGAAATCCAGCCGCGATATCTACGGCGGCATGTGGGCCGAGTGCACGCGGCTGATCCTGCGGCACAAAGATGCTCCGGAGGTGCGCTGATGACGGTTTTCAGTGATATCCCGCCGGTGGTCGAGGTCCGGCTGTATGGCGTACTCGGTTCGCGTTTCGGGCGCGTGCATCGGCTTGCCGTGCGCTCGGGTGCCGAAGCGGTGCATGCCTTGTGTGTAATGGTGCCGGGGTTTCGGCGTTTTTTGCGGCTGTCCGAAGAACGCGGGCTGACGTTTGCCGTGTTTCGTGGCCGGCAGAACCTACCTGAAACTGAACTGGATATGCGTTGTGAAAGCACGGTGCCTATCCGGATTGCACCACTCGTGACGGGCAGCAAGTTCGGTGGGCTGTTTTCAGTGATTGCCGGAATTGCCCTGATCGCTGTTGGCCTCATCTCGGGCCAATACTATCTGGCGGCAGCGGGCCTGGGTTTGTTGGTGGGCGGCATGGCCATGATGATGTCGCCATCCCCCGGCAGCCTGCTCAACAGCGAAGAGGACGGCAATAAACCCTCGTATGCCTTCGGCGGCGCGGTCACCACCACCGCTCAAGGTCGCTGCAAGCCATTGCTTTACGGCGAGCGGGATATCGGCGGCGCGCTCGGCTCGGCCGGGATCTACGCGGAAGATCAGCAGTAAGGATTAATCATGAACAATGCATCAACCGCGCACGTGGCCTCACGTCAGCGCAAGCTCGCGGCTGCCCGGATTTCAGGCGCGAAGGGTGGTCAGCAAAAACCGTATCAGCCGTATAAAGCCCCGGACAGCGCGCTGTCCATCGCCACCGCCAAGCTGCTCTACTTCCTCAGTGAAGGTCCCATCGTTGGCCCGGTGGACGGCAACCGCTCGGTGATGCTCGACGGCACGCCGCTTTTGTCGCCGGACGGCAGCGAGAACTTTCCCGGGAGCCGCTGGGATTTTCGCCCAGGCACCGTGGATCAGGACCATATGCCCGGCATTCCGGCCGTGGAAAATGAAATCACTCAGGGCTTCCCGGTTGAGCTGAAGTCCGACAGCCCCTGGACGCGCGCGATCAACGACCCGCAGCTGTCGGCCGTGCGCCTGCGTCTGTCATGGCCGCAGATCTGGGAGTTGCGCAGCAACGGCGATCAGGTGGGTTACCGGATCGATTACGCCATCGACCTGTCAGTGGATGGCGGCAGTTATCTGCCGTACCTGAACGGCACCCTGGACGATAAAGGCACCAGCGAATACGAGCGCAGCCACCGTATCGATTTGCCGGCGGGTTTCAGCAGCGCTTTGCTGCGGATCCGGCGCCTGACACCCAACCGCAACGACAGCAATTTCGCCGACGTCATGCGCATCAAGGGGCTGACGGAAGTCATCGATGCCAAGCTGCGTTACCCCAATCTGGCGGTCGGCGCGCTGCAGTTTGATGCTGCGCAGTTCCAGAACATCCCGAAATTCAGCGTGCGTGCCCGAGGCCGGATTATTCGCGTACCGAGCAACTACGATCCAGAGACTCGCGTCTACGTGGGCGACTGGGATGGCACGTTTAAACAGGCCTATTCCAACAACCCGGCCTGGGTCTGGTACGACCTGCTGCTGCATCGGCGTTATGGGCTGGGCCGCCGGATCAGCGCAGACATGGTGGATCGCTGGACCCTGTACGAAATCGGCCGCTATTGCGACGTAATGGTGCCAGACGGCAAGGGCGGCACCGAGCCGCGCATGACCACCAACGTGTACATTCAGGATCAAATCGAGGGCTATGCGTTGCTCTCCGATCTTGCCAGCGTGTTTCATGGCAGCAGCTGCTGGAATGGCTCGATGGTTACCCTGGTGGCCGATATCCCCGGCAGTGACGACGGCTACGTGTTTAGTCGCGCCAACGTCATTGGCGAGTTCGAATACAGCGCCGCGGCCTGGCCGGATCGGCACACCCGAGCCAAGGTTTCGTGGGACAACCCGGCCAATGACTTCAAGACCGAACAGGCGGCAGTGACCAACGACGAACTGATTGGCATCCTCGGCCATCGCCAGCTGGACATATCGGCGTTCGGCTGCACGTCCGAAGGTCAGGCCATGCGCCACGGCATCTGGGCGTTGAAGTCCGAGCAATACGAGAGCTGGTCGGTGTTGTTCACCACCGGCATGGAAGGCCGCAACATTGAGCCAGGGCAGATTATCTGCGTGGCCGATGAGCTGTTTTCCGGTCGTCCCAATGGCGGCCGAATCGCCGCCGCGACGACGCGTGTCGTCACCCTCGATATGGATGCGCCGGTCAAACCGGAAGATCGTTTGATTCTTAACCTGCCCAGCGGCAAGCCAGAAGGGCGGATCGTCAAGTCAGTGGACGGGCGCAAGGTCACGGTGATGGCGGCGTATTCCGAGCTGCCGGAAGCCGAGTGCAGCTGGTCGGTGGAGAGCGCGGATCTGGCAGTAATGCGCTACCGGGTGCAGACCATCGAACCGCAAGGCCTGCACCAGTTCAAGATCAACGCCGTGCAGCACGAGCCAAAAAAATACGACGCCATCGACCATGGCGCGCGAATCGAGCCACAACCGATCACCATCATTCCGCCCGGAGTGATGCCGGTGCCGACCGAGATTGAAATCACCTCGCGTGATGTGATCTCCCAGGGCATCGCGATCACTACGATGCGCATCAGCTGGAAGGCCGTCGAGGGCGCCATTGCCTACAACATCGAATGGCGCAAGGACAGCGGCAGCTGGATCCGCCTGCCACGCACCGGCACCTTGGGCGCGGAGGTCGAGAACATCTACGCCGGGCGTTACGTGGCGCGGGTCAGTGCGATCAACGTCATGGACGTGGCGTCGATCTGGGGCACCAGCCTGGAGGTTTTACTCGGCGGCAAAACCACGCCGCCACCCGTGGTTTCGTTCTTGCGCGCTAGCAGCAAGGTGTATGGCATCGATCTGGAATGGGGTTTCCCGCCCGGCGCCGAAGACACCCAGCGTACCGAGGTCTGGCAAAGCCCGACGCCCAGCCGGGACGACGCCAGGAAGCTCGGCGACTTCGCCTACCCACAAGCCAGGCACTCGATTGATGGTCTTGCGGCCGGCGCGCGGTTTTTCTACTGGGCGCGGCTGGTGGATCGCACCGGCAACATCGGTGGCTGGTATCCCGATGGCAACGGCATCGATGGGCAATCCAGCTCTGACCAGAATGACTACGACGAATACTTCGCCGGCCAGATCGGCGAGTCGGCCCTCGGCGAACACCTCAACGACCGCATCGACCTGATCGATGGGCCAGCAGATCTTCCCGGTTCGGTGAATGGTCGGCTGCAAGTGGTGACCGGTGATCTGGAAGCGATTTCCGAGCGCATCGATGGCGTGTTCGCGCAGCTCAATCCGCCGCTGGCCGGTGACGAGGGCGACAACGCGGGCGACGCCAGCAGCTTTGTCGGCGTGTGGACCGAGCAGTCGGCACGCATCGAGGACGGCATCGCCATCGGCAAGCGGGTCGACAACGTGCAGGTCAAGGTCGGGGAAAACAGCGCGGCGGTGCAGGAAGTCAGCCAGGCGGTGGTCGATCTGGAAGGCAAGGCCTCGGCCATGTGGTCGGTCAAGCTGCAGGTCAATCAGGACGGGCAATACGTCGCCGCCGGCATCGGCTTGAGCATCGAAAACACCGACGCCGGTTTGCAGAGCCAGTTCCTGGTCAGCGCGGACCGGTTCGCGGTGGTCAACACCATTGAGGGCGGCCCACTCACCGCGCCGTTTGTGGTGCAGAACGGCCAGACCTTCATCAGCCAGGCGCTGATCGGCACGGGCTGGATTACCAACGCCATGATCGGTGAGTACATCCAGTCCAATGACTACCAGCCGGGCTATCGAGGCTGGCGTCTGGACAAGGCCGGGGTTCTGGAACTCAACGGCAGCAATGGCAGTGGCCGCATGAGAATCACCAACACCGCCGTGCAGCTGTTCCATCCCAACGGCGCAATAGGCATCAACCTGAGTTTGTGAACATGACGGGACTGTACATCACCGACGCGGCGGGTCGGGTCATGGTGGATATGACCATGAAGATCAGCCAGAACATGGGCAGCGTCGACACCAACGCCGCCAATGGCTGGATCGATATTCCGGCGCCGCCAGCAGGCAAGGTCGGCTATTTCATCGTGGTGCCGTTGCAGGATCTGCAGCGCGAAAAGGGCAAACGACCGGGCGTGACCTTGTCCGGTACCCGCTTGTCCTGGGCGTATTCCTATCCCACCAACGGCTGGGGTTATTTCTCGGCGTACTGCCGCATCTATTACGGGTATTACTGATGTCGTCGTTGATCGTGACCAAGGACACGGGCGAGCTGCTGTTTGATACGCGCAAGATTTGTTATGGCCTGGTGAAAAGCGGCTATCTGGTCGCGAATGAGACCTGGCCAAGAAAATACCTCAGGGGTACCAATCTGGACCCTAACCAAGGCAGCAGCTATCAGGACTCATTTCGCGCCGGCGACCAGATGTTCTCCATCGGGGTCTCCAATGCCCGGTCGCCCATTGTGTTCATCGTCGGCAAGGGCTGCCTGCAAGGGACATGGCGCACCGGAGATTACATCGCCTACCTGTACAGCGCCGCCGACGCCGGAACCCGCGCCTACGTGTTCGACCTGATGGCCGACAATCTGCCGGGATCGCCGTTTCTCAAAACCTTCACCGATCAAGGCGTGTGTACCTTCAACTCGCTACAGCCGCCACTGAACATCGTGGCCACCGTAGGTGCTCCCGGGCCGGGCGCTCCCGACCGTTTCGGACGTTACCCGGCACCCTATGCCGGCGGCTGGTGGGAAGTGATCCGTCATCAAACGGCGGCGGTGGATCCGCAAGCGCATTTCGTTACGCACATTGCCCTGGCGGGCGGGATTGAATACGCGGTCTGTCTGCCGTGGTCGAGGACCGGTACCGGCTTCTGGGCGCAGCAACTCACCGGCGTCAATGGTCAGGCGATTGGTATGTCCGAGGGCGCTTATGGGCGGGTTGGCGGGATCAGCTTTATCTTCGGTCCGGCTGGCGCAACCACCCAGATCAACTTGGCCAGCAACGATTACAGCATCCCCGGCGCGATTGGCGGGCTGCCGGTTGACCGCTATCCGCAAGCGTTGGTGGTGCAGACCTCGAACTTGCCGTTTCCCTACAACTGAACCACTGGATTCCAGACCCGCTACGGCGGGTTTTTTATTGGAGAACCCCATGACGCAACAAATCATCGAGCTGGGCGAAATGCCCAGTGGTATCGGCGGCGACACCAACCGCAGCGCCAATGTGAAGTGCAACGAGAACTTCACCGAGCTGTACGACACCATGGCCGCCAAGGGCGATAACAGCGACATCACCTCGCTGTCCGGGCTGACAACGCCGTTGAGTGTCGAGCAGGGTGGGACGGGGGCAACGACGGCAGAGGATGCCAGGGCGAGTCTCGGTTCGGCCCAGAACGGCAGGAATGTCGATATCAGTGAACTGGCGGGCTTGGTGCAGCCACTGAGCGTTTCCCAAGGCGGGACTGGCTCGAAGATCGGGGTGGACGCCTGCCGAGCGCTGGGTGCGCTGGCCTTGGGCGTCGCCAGTGAGTCTTACAGCACCATTCTGCAGAACGGCGCGATGCCAGCGATCCAATTTATTTCGGACACGTCCAATAGGGAGCGTGGGCCGCTGACGTTAATGAATGCCAGTAACCGCTCAGCATCCTGCGTAATCACCTTCCACCGCGTCGGCGATTTCGCCTGCTATTTCGGGCTCGACACTGATAACCAGCTCAAGGTTGGTGGCTGGTCCATGGGCAAAGTCGCGCATCGGATCTATCACGAAGGAAACACTGCGCGCTCCGCAGACGGCACATTAAAGGCGATCTGATCATGGCTAACGCAGCAGTCAATATTCTGGGTGATGGCTCGATTCTCGACATCACTACCCTCGGCGGCAACCTCACCAAACTGCAAACTTTGCGCGTTGAGCAAGGTCTCTACGAACTGCGCGGCACCTTCGGCATGGTGCCGCCGCCATTTGGCTGGGGCTTGGTTACTAACCCAGTGGACAAGTTGAGCGCTCAGGTTTCCTACGCCAATGGTGTCCTGAGCCTGGAGGCCAGAAGCCAGCAGGGTGAGCTTGTCGACATACCGAGCATGGTCACCCTGCATATCGTCATTGAGGACGCCCCCCACGTTGCACCGTCTCCAGAGCCACCGCCAGAACCCCAGCTAGACGCAGCCACGCAAGCCGCAGCCGAACTTGCACGACGCCGACGCATGGCGGACGAAGTGATTCAGCAATCACAGGATCTGATCGACATTGGCGAAGGCACACCGAAAATCGAAGCGCAGATCCTGGCATGGAAGCGACACCGGGTTGCGTTGTGCAAGGTCAGGAATCAGGCGGGGTGGCCGGGGAGTGTGGAGTGGCCGGTGGCGCTGGAGTGATCTCTATGCCGCTCAATGCACCGATCTTTCCCGGCGGCGACCGAAGGCTCAGGTTCCGGCTAGCAGACTTTCATACGGAATACGCAACCCGTCATGCAGGCGCTTGATCATCCCAAGGCTCAGCTTGCGCTTGCGGTTCAGCACCTCGGATACCCGGCCGCTTGAGCCCAGGTACGGCTCGAGATCGCTAGGCGTCAGGCCCTGCTGGTCCATGCGGAATTTGATGGCCTCGATAGGATCGGACGCCGGCAGGGGAAAGTGCTCGGCCTCAAATTTTTCAACCAGCACTGCCAGCACTTCCAGCTCATCGCCTTCGGGACTATTCATGGGCGCACCCCATAGCTCCTCTACCCGAGTCAGCGCAGCGGCAAGGTCGGCCTCGGTACGAATAGGTTTGATGTTCATTACACGGTCTCCGCGTCGATTTGGTCGTACTGGGCGTGCGTTCCGACAAAGCGAATGAAGGCAATCTGCCGCTCATAGTCAATGGCGAGAATCACCCGATACTTGTTCCCGGCGATGTTGAAAACCACTCGCCCGCCTTTCAGGATGCTGGCAGAACGCAGTTCAGCCTTGACCTCCTGAGGTGTGCGATAGCTCGCCTTTTCCATGTGCCTGTACCACTCAACCAGCGGTGTCATGGCATCTGAGTAAGCCGGACTGGTCTCCCAGAAGGCCCGCAAAGTCCCTCGCGCTATCACTCTCAAAAATCATCCTCCCAATACGGGAGGAATCTTAGCGCGCTACGCGAATCGCTGCAAGCGACCTGCATGGTTACGCCTTGCGAGACATCATCAGGAGAAACATGATGCCCATTACCCAGGCGCAGATCCTGCGCATCCTCCCCAACGCCCGCCCAGTCGCGGGCGTTTTTGTACCTGTTCTAAACACCGCCATGGGTCGATACCAGATCATGAACCGGCTGCGCATCGCGGCGTTTATTGCGCAGGTCGGCCACGAGTCTGGACAGTTCCGCCACGCGCGCGAGCTCGGCAGCAATGCCTACCTGGCCAAATACGATACCGGCCAGCTCGCCGCGCGCCTGGGGAATTCACCCGAGGCAGACGGCGATGGCCAGAAGTACCGGGGCAGGGGATTGATTCAGATCACAGGGTTGGCCAACTACAGCGGCTGCGGTGAAGCGCTGGGCCTGGACCTGGTCAATCAGCCTGAGCTGCTGGAACTGCCCCAGCATGCGGCCATGTCGGCAGCGTGGTTCTGGTGGGTCAACGGCTTGAACGCCCTCGCGGATGAGGGCGACTTCGAAACCATCACCAGACGAATCAATGGCGGAATCAACGGGATAGCAGAACGCGAGAAATTTTACCAACGTGCGCTGCAGGTTCTGGAGTGAATCCGTTAGTCAGCAAGTGGCTCGCCATCGGCGCGGGCGCGTTACTGCTGGGCGGCGTATGGAAGGTGCAGGACTGGCGTTACGGGCAGCAACTCGAACGCCAGGCTCGACTGCAGGCAGACACCCTCACCGAACAAGCGCTGGCTTCAGCCGCGCTGCAGCGCACCGAACAAGGCAAACGCCTGCAGCTGGAACAACGCCTGAGCACCCAAGACGCCGCACATTATCGAGAACTCGCCAATGCCCAAACCGCTCAAAGCCGCCTGCGTGACCGCCTCGCTACTGCTGATCTCCGGCTGTCAGTCCTCCTCAAAACCAATCCAGCCGCCGGCAACGCAGTGCCAATCGCCGCCGCCCCCGGCGGCCTGGTTCATGCAAACCCACGCGCCGAACTTGACCCAGCGCATGCTCAACGAATTATCGCCATTACCGGTGACGGAGATCGAGGATTGATCGCGTTGGCTGCTTGTCAGGATTACGTGCGTGATGTTTCAAAACCGCAATGAAAGAGCGGCTGGAAAGGATGCGCCAACATCCTGATCCAGCCACCAAACTCGCAGCACAACCTGCAAGTCCAGCCAGGGCTCCCGCTTCGTGCACAAAGCCAACGAAGTCTAGCGCCTGGTAATGACCACCTTGAGGCTTGCTTACAAATTGAATCAACCTATCATCCCGTGGATGGGCGGCAAACGCCGTCTGGCCGACCGTCTCATCCCGCTTTTTCCTCCCCACGAGTGCTATGTCGAAGCCTTCGCTGGCGGCGCAGCGCTCTACTTCATGCGCCCGCAGCCCGCGCCCGTCGAGGTCTTGAACGATATCAACGGCGAACTGGTGAACCTGTACCGGGTAGTCCAGAACCACCTGGAAGAGTTTGTCCGCCAGTTCAAATGGGCACTCAGTTCCCGGCAGATATTTGAGTGGCAAAAGATGACAAGGCCGGAAATCCTCACCGACATCCAACGCGCCGCGCGCTTCTTCTACCTCCAGCACCATGCCTTCGCCGGCAAGGTTTCCGGCCAGAGCTTCGGCACCGCGACAACCGGGCGACCGATCAACCTGCTACGCATCGAAGAAAACCTATCCTCAGCCTGGCAACGCCTCGCCGGCACCTACATCGAGAACCTACCCTGGCTCGACTGCGCCGAACGCTACGACCGGCCGCACACCTTCCACTACATGGACCCGCCGTATTGGCAGACGGCCGGCTACGGCGTCGACTTTCCCTTCGAAAACTACGAGCGAATGGCTGATTTTATGCGGCGCTGTAAGGGCAAGGTAATGGTCAGCATCAACGACCACCCGGATATCCGGCGAGTATTCGATGGGTTTCATTTTGAAACGGTGGATATCCGGTACACGACGGCGAATCAGCGGCAGGGGAAGGCGGAAGTCAGTGGGGAGCTGGTGATCATGAATTGGGTGCCGGGGTTGATGGGGGGGTTGTTTTAACCCTCAACCGTAACGCGAGAATGGTTTCGCATGAACAGAAAACGTCTGGTTGTATGATATTGTCCAAGAGGGATGAATCACGCTGTTTTGTTTTTAAGAATTTGAATAGGTTGACATTTATGCAGTCCTAACTAGGTAGCGGTCAGTAGATTCGATTTAAACTTCTTACCCTAGAGCGCAGCGATACCAAAGCTTCGTCAGCGCTCGAAGTCATCGGCATAAGTGCAGGCCATCGCAAGTAATGCATTGTTGCATTCCTCTGTTCTTTCCTCATTGTCCTCGTTTTCCTCGTTTTCCTCGTTTTCCTCGTTGGAAAAGAACGAACAAATATCTTGGGCGATCATTATGGCGTTAGGTACGTCATTTTTTTCCGATACTTTATCCATCACATAGTAATAGTTGTTGTATTCGCCATATCCGCCGTAATAATACTGTTCTATCTGGCATATGGATTTGCCCCAGTGGAGTTCCGGAATAGAAAGTTGCGGGTCATCCCCTGCCTCAGGCAAAGTAGATTTACCCAAAACCCAATCTGGGTTCCCGTTCCGCATGGGGATAGTAATACGTTCCTTGTCAAATACCCTTATCGCATAGCCCGCCAAGCGGTTTTTTATGTAGAGTACTTGCAGCTCTTTATGGTCTGCAGAATATCTTTCATAGGTGACTTCTTCTGCAGCTTGAAGCATTTCGGATATGTCTTCAGAAAATGGCGGAATTCCCAAGGTGGTGTACATGTAAGCCTTCGTCGTCCCTACCTTCAAGCTAGATAAAGAGCTTGGGCTATCCCAGCTGACCTGCACAGGTTTTGGATTCAGGTATGCAATTGCAAATATTACGGTTCCACAAACTAGTACAGTTATAAAGCCGAGAAAATAGTATTGGCGAGTTCTGTGCTTCAACCACTGCTCGGCAGAGATATTAGGCGGTAGCGGCTCACCCATTTCAGTTACTAGAATGTCGCGACGCTGTTCGGGTGGGAATTTTTCAATTGATGCCAATAGGTTTTTGTTTCGTTTCACCTTCCAGGCAATCACGGTATTGGCAACCACAAGAAGCACGTAAGCAATAAGGGCATAAGGAGACGTCACCGCATCGGGCAGCGCACTGAGTAAACTTTGAAATTCCATGGGGTTATCCTGACCTTGGTTTCTAAAAATTAAAGCCCAAAACTACTCGCCCATTTATAAAAATTTTGAGGGTTGTGCCATGCCTTACAGTTACGGCGCATAATGCACCAAAAGTGTTGCTGGTTTGTAACATCAAGACTGGCATCGACGGGGCCGTGCAGCAGGCTCCGATATTGCTAGACGGCTTTTAACCGATCTCCAATCGCACACAGCAACCGCGGCAACAGCTCCAAATCAGCGCCATCACTTTCCCGCACCCAGCTCACAATCTTGTCCGGCGTAAACACCCCAGCATTGCTCGGCACAGCAGAAAACTGCGGCGTGCCGCTGCTGGAAAGGGTGAACAACCAGCGTTGGTCCTTTATCAAAAGCCACGGTAGGTTTTCCGCAATTTGTTGGGCGCGTGCTTCATCCCAATCTGCCGGCTGGATTCCCGCCGCGCGCATTTTCGCCCTGGTGCGGGACAAGTAATCCAGAGTCATCTCGGCACTTTCTGTGCGGATAAACGTTTCGGCCGAAACGCTTCGAGCTGTTCGGCGCTGAGGATCATTGTTCACACTGGCCAGCCACGCGCGCAGACGTTCGGTACATTGCGGTGGTGCGCTAAGGTACGTCCTCTCCAGGCCCGCCTGATTGATAGTGGTGAGGCGCCGGCCGCCGATCTGTTGAATCAACTGCATATGGTCGGGGAGAGCGGCCAGCATTGATGCGGCATCGGGGAGGCCCAAAGCCAAGACCACGTCGCTCACGACGTACCAGCATTCGTTACCAATGCATCTGAAACGAAAGCGTCGCCCTTCGTAACTCAGGTTCACTGCAGGCGCCGTGCCTTCCCTGAGTTGGTGCCAGTGGTCCCACAAAGCTTCGTCACAGCCGTTCTGATAGCTAACCAGTTGCTTGCGCGTCTTGGCGTCAAGGGGCGCAAGTTCAATTGTCATTAGCCAGGCTGGCAGTTTGCTCAGCGGCAAGCACTCGACGGCTTTTGTGGTGCCCTTGTAAAGAATAGGGATTTTTATCTGGGTCGCTTTGAACCGCTTGAGTGACCGTTGAACTACAGAGTTTTTCCAGTCCAGGCCGACGCCATGTAGTACAGGCTCTAAAGGAACAAACGGCATGTTTCGATGCTCGATCAAGAGCAGGCTGCAGGAATTGAACGGAATCACGTAGGGGACAATTACAGAATCGGACGACAT